TAAATGTTGGCGCCAACCAGGAACTAGAGTTTCGTCTAAATCAAGAGCAATGCAATAATCAATATCACTGGGTATAAGAGACAGGCTAGCATTGCGAGCATCATCAAACCTCCAAGGTTTTACGCTAATTGTGTGGCACACAATGCCTAGTGACTTAGCTAATTCTACCGTCTTATCTGTAGATCCGGTGTCAGCTATTAGGAGATAGTCAGCTTCTATAGCTGATTCATACCAACGCTTAATAAACTGCTCTTCATTCAGAGCAATTGCGTATACAGCTACTTTCATGCGCCCCCGCTTAGTATATTAGAGACCGGCTCCAGCTAAGTTAGCCATGATCTGGCGACCGTAAATGATAGAACCATCTCCAGGAGCGGTGAATAGATAAATACTGCGTCCACCAATAGCCTGTGTAGGGATCACATTGTTATGCCATGAAACGCCTGACCAAGTAATAGCAGGTGTAGACGTAAAAGCTGTTCCAGCAGCAATAGATCCAGTTGTTGCAGCAGATAGGGTAACTACGCTGTTTGATACAGCAGTTACATATGTGCTTGCTGCAAGACCTGTGCATGTGGCATTTGTACCGCTACCGCTTACAGTTACGATATTAGTTACGCTTGTAAGTGGAAGAGCTGTAACTCCAATTGGCCAAGTAGAGTTAGTTGGTGTAAAAGTAAAAGAGGTGCCTTTAAATAGGTCACGGTTAATTGCGTTTGATAACGTTACTTGGTTAAACCCTACAGAGGACACAGTAGTTGCATTAGGAACTCCGGAACCCGAGATGATTAAACCAGAAACAATTCCCGCGGTGCTTGAGACGTTAATAGCTGTGCTACCAGAAGCTGTTAGCGTATCTGTTGTTAAAACAGAGATAGACGAGGCAACAGTAGTGCTTAAAACCTTGGTTGGTACGTAAATTTCTGCGTACCAAGTAGAGCCAAAAGTAGTGCTAGAAGGGGCGGACCAAGAAAGAGTAGTTGTCTGGCCTGTTGGGATAGATGCATAAACATAGCCACCTGTTTGATATGCACCAAGAGACTGCGTAGCTCCTACAAAACCTGTTGCGAGTAGTTGTCCACCAACTCCGTTGTAAGTAATGCCGGCATTGATATAAGCCTGTGCACTCTTTTGCATTGGTTGAGGGTATGAAGTATTAGCCATTAGTAGTTTACCAACACCTTTGCTTTAACGTTAACTCCGTCTAGAGTATAAAACTGATAAACCGCATATGTTGTTGGACCAGATGGGGCTGATCCACCATCCCAAACAAGAGAGGTTCCCGAAGCTGGGGATGTAATTGCAAAGTTAAGGATTTGTCCTGAAGTATTAGGCACATACTCTACAGTCCAGATAGCTGCAATAGTTGAGGATGTGGTTGTGTAAGTAACGTTTCTTAGGGGAATATAAGCCTGTGCACCCGTAAAGTTAGTCGCAATATCAAAGTTAAGTGTGATTACCGTAGAAGGTCTATTTACCTTTACGTATGGTGTTGCTAAAGGATTAACAGTTTGATTTGAGCTGGGGGTTGCAATTATGCTTTTTGTAGATAAAGCAATAGCAGTATTGTATGCAAGAGTACCCGCGTTATAAATATCGGGATAAGATGAAAAAGGCACGGTACTCCTTAGGAAGCTAGATTAGCGTGAAACAAAGCCCCGTTAATGGAATTACCAAAAAACGAGGTAAAGATAAGTGTTGTACGTCCAGCAGTAACGATAGATGGGGCAGAACCGCCATCCCAAGTTACTCCGTTAAAGGTTACGTTTTTAGTTCCGCGGTTAGCGACTTCTACGTACCAAACAGTTGGCTGGCTTGGAATACCAATAAAGTTAACTGTTGTGTCAGCTGCTATAGAGTTTAACTGAACAAATCCGCCATCGGTTGGGTTTATGTTAAAAGTTCCTGAGCAGTTTGGAAACACCTGTACCCGAGATAACTGGGCACTACTAATTGCTGCGTCTTGTCCTTGAACAAGTATCCCGGGTACAGATGTAACTGACATTTATTTATTCCTTCTTACTTAGAGGATTTCTTAGATTCAGAATCATCTTTAGGCGCTTCAAGAGCGGCTTGGATGAGTTCTACTGTAATGGCCGGATCGTTAAATCCCATTCCATTCCATTCAGTCTTAGACTTGTCGGTAATACGTGGGGGGAACCACACATCTCCTTCAAGAACCCAATTGATAGAAGGCTGTGGATAGGCGTGGGTTACATCAACAACATCGTAGATTGATGCTTGTTCACCTAAGTCGGCCACTGATGCCGCGATAAGGTTATTGATAACCTTACCATTTGATAGTAATGCGTAATTAGCCATTTATATACTCTCCTTAGAGTGAAGTCTTGTCGAAGTAACGAACAATAGCATAACCGTCAGCACCGTTACCGCCTTGAGCAATGTATCCGAGATACTGTACCGCAGAGGCAGGGTTATCGATATAGACAACGTCACCACCATCAAAGTAATCGAATTCATATGTCATATCAAAGAAGTAAGCATTTGCTGGGGCCTGTAGTGTTGCCCAACCGCCAGGCTGTGTGTAGCCCGAGGTAGGTCCAATGTAAGTAGTTGTTGTTAAGTTAGTAAAGATTGCGTCATATGCTGGGCGATCTTCACGAATGATTGTATTGGTCGCATCTTTCCAACGAACTGTTGGGCGTACACGCTTTGACAATCCTGGGAATAGGGCTGCGTCTGTAACTCCCTGAGGTGCTACTGCTAAGTAGTAACCTGTATTTGGGAAGTACAGAATTGTACGAGGAAGAATTGGGAATTCCTGCCAGTTAGAAACAACTTTAGCAGAACCATTATCGCCAATTGTAACTCTCATACCGTATGAACCAGCAATGATAGCCGCTGCTGCATCTTGGATAGGTGTTGCATTGTATACACCTGTCCACTTGTAGTTATCTTGTGACCAGTTTTCAAAGTTAAGCGCGTTAGATGCGGCAACGTGGTTAATAAGTGTGTATGGAAGGTTGTTTTGAGTAGATCCTCCACCACCACCACCGCCACCTGTATTAGGAGTTGCATCAATTCCACGAGCAAAGTAGTACTGGTTGTTAAACTCGTCTGCAATCCAAGTTCCGCCGCCCTTACCACCGCCACCGTTTCCACGGCCTGGGTATGTAAGTGATGCTGAAGAAGATCCCCAACCAGCTCCTCCACCGCCGCCACCAAGGGTAAGGCCAAGAGGTGAACCAGAAGTCAAACCAGAGATAAGTTGACCAAGGCCACCGTCTCCGCCTTGAGCTGTGATATAAGATGCGTTAGCACCACCGTCAGTGTGTGAAAATCCGCCAAGATTTCCGCGTACAGGGAAAGTATGGCTATAGATACCTGCTGTAGATGAGGTAGAAGAACCTGGGTTGTAAGTGGTGTTGTTAGTACCTGAAGTTCCCCAAGCTTGTCCTGGCATACCTACTGAGAATGAACCTCCACCGCCACCTGCGAGGGTGAGTGAGGCGTAGTTGTTAATAGCTGCGTGTCCGCCGTTGTTACCGCCTTCAAGACCGTACTGCCAGTGTGTGTTAGCAGAGTTGTAAGTACCACCACCGCCACCACCTTCTGCAGCAAGGAGCCATGAGCTAATAAGGGCTGATGCGCCTGGCTGACCTGACCAGAAGTAGTTAATACCGTCTGGACGCTTTGGTTGGGTAAAGCTGTTTGATCCAAGTTCAAGAACTGGATAGAACATATTGTATTGAACTGCTGTTGTTGCGCCCTTTGTGCCCTGGTATACAGAGAATCCTAGGCGGCAAAATACTGCAGTTGCTGGCGCCGTACCGGACACACCAATACGAACTGGATAAGTTGTATTAGGCATCTGAATTGATGCGGTTTGCTGAGCAACCATTGGTAAGAAGTTGTTTGTACCAGTTGAACGTGAAAGTACGTTGTAATCCACATCCATCCATTCAAGGAATGCGGTAACTGGTTGGTAAACCGGGTTTGTACCGAGTGCGGTTACGTACATTGAGCCAGAATATGTTGAGTTGGCAGTAATACGAACCGGACGGTGAGCCGATTCAAGATCTGTAGAGTTGTTTGCGTTAGACTGAACAGAGAGTGACGGGATCTGCTGATAAACAGGTGGCTGCCATGTTGTAGGAACTGAACCAAGCTCTACCTGAAGGTTATCAAACCAGAACGATGTATTAGGTTGTTGTAGAACGATAACTGGGTAAATGAACTGAGGAGTAGATCCTAGACCATATACGTTGTTTGTAGATGTACCTGTTGTTGCTGAAATTGAAGGTGTTGTAATAGTTGCATAAATGCGGCGCCAGTAAGTCTGACCAGTAGTTGTAGATCCAAATAGCTGGGTACCTGCAGGCATTGCAAATGTTGCTGATGTGCTAGATAGAGGAGCTGTAGATACTGCAGACATTGTTACTGTCTGTGAACCTGTTGATCCGGTGATTGCTGTAACAGTTGTGCCAACAGTTACACCAACAGCAGTAATCTGCATACCAACCAAAATACCGGTTGCGTTAGCAACTACAAACTGTGTAGATCCACTTGAACCTGTAGCAGTTGAGGTTACTGAAGCACCGTAGTTAGTCATTGCGGCTGCAGTAGACTGGCGAACGAAGAATCCGTTACCTGTACCGGAGTCAATTGTGTTGGTGTTAGGTGTATAAACACCAGTACCACCAAGATAGTTGACGTTAAGGGCTGCCATGTAAGACCAACCAGCAGAACGAAGCTGGAAGAGAATTGGTGTTGATGTTGAAATGTTTGCGTTGGCAGATACATATGCAGAAACTGTATAGGTAGCTCCTGGAGTCCAAGGAATACCTTGGTAACCTCCAACATAAGAAGATGAACCTGTGGTAGAGGTGTTAGTAATGGTTGAAAAAGCCAACCATGCTGGGTTAGCTACAGAAACTGCAGCACCAGTTACAGCAAGAAGAGCGTTAAGACCTAAGGTTGGGTTGTAAGAGAAGTAAACAGTTGCACCAGAAAGAACGCCAGTTGTTCCAGCACTGAGTGTTACAGAAGTACCGTTTACTGCAGTTACGTATGTTCCTGTGGCAATACCTGATGGTGCCGTAATAGCCATGTTTGCATAGATACCAAACGCATTGCTAACAGTGATCGTTGTTGCACCGCTACCTGCTGAAGCAGTAGTTGTGACCGCACCGATCATTTCATTGTTAATCTTATTTGGCATACCACCACTTTGGATGGTCAATGTTGCTGCGTTTGTACCTTGAGATGTAATATAAGTATCGCTGATAAGACGCGGATCTTCAAGCTGCGCATAACGAGCAGGCATCAAGTTGTTTGAAAGAATCTGTGGCTGTGTTGTACCAGTCATAGTGTTGGTGTACGGAGATCCTGGAGAGTTAACAGCAAATGTGTTAACACCAGTAATAGCATCTACACCAGGAGCGCTGATAGCGTTAACTGTTGTGTTAGCTGGGGCAAGCTGTGAGTTACCGCCATCGAAACGAACAATAGTGTTAATTGCAGCACCGTTAGCTACAGTAAGTGTAAGGATGTTACCTGAGATAGATGAGATCTGAGTGTTTGTTCCAAGGCTTGAACCAAGAACGTACATACCATTGATAAGTCCCGCAGCATTTGGGAATACCTGTACTGTGAAAGCACCAGATACACCAGTAACAAAACGGAAAGTAACTTCAGGATCCCAACCAAGAGTGTTGTAATCAAAGTCTGGGTTGGTTAGGTAGTTCCAAACGGTTGTTGAACCAAATGATGTTGTACCACCATTTGCGCCAGGAAGAGTAGAAAGTACGTCAGCAGCAGCAGTAATAGAACCTTGTCCACCAAGCCCGCCAGCTCCAACGTTAACCTGATACGCAGTACCTGGAACAACAGGGTAGTTTATGACAGTAACCTGCCCACCACCACCGCCGCCGCCCGCACCGTTGGATGACCCACCGCCGCCGCCTGCGCCAGCACCTACTAAAATAATTTGTGCAGCTGTAACGCCGGAGGGTGCTGTCCAGGTACCACTGGCAGTAAATGCCTGCTCTTTGATGTTGACACGACCCGAGTTATCATTCGGGAAGACAATTACGTCTTTATATGCGGAGATTGCCATATGTAGTTACCTGTTCCTTAGTTATTAGGAGTTATAAACGCCAGAGATGAAAAAATCTACTGCAGATGCTTGATCTGCCGTAACAACGACTACGTCATTGTTGTTTGCAACAAGGCGTGCGTCAAAATTTACTGTACCATTTGCGGGGATCTGCAAGTTAGTACAAAATGAGAAACCAGCAACAGTCACTGTTGCATAGCGTGTATTTGATGTCTTGTTAGACAAAATTACGTTTGTTACAATTGCGTTTGTTACACCAGTGATAGTGAAACCTGCGTCGGTGGTACCAGCGGTACCACGGCGGATAAGCGTTACTGTTGTTGCCATTAGGCTAGTACTCCCATGTATGCTAGAATTGTTAGGTTATTTGCTGCTGTATTAATTGCGGTGAGCTGTGTAGTCCCCGCCGAGTTAACCGCAGATACCTGAGTAGTACCGGCAGTGTTTACAAGACCAGTTTGAGTTGATCCTGCGGTTGTAACTAGTGTTACTTGGTTAGATGTAGCGGCCACAATATCGTTGACCCCAAGCATTGTTCCCAAGGTCGACAACGCATTAGCGTAGTAAGCGTAGTCTTGAGATGTGTATGTTCCACCTGTAAGACTGGTGGTCATATCCGTTGTTAGCTGAGTGATCTGGGTACTCAGCGCTGCATATGATGGCATTGTGGATTACCTACTTTCCAAGGTTTTTCGAAGTATAGCAGATTTGGATGGACTGAATTCTCTAAATAACATTAAGCCTGTGCCTCTGTCCAAGAGATACGAGCAGATACCTGTGAGGCGGCGGAACCGATATTGGTAGCCTGAATAACGATAACATCCGGGCCATTAGGGAAACCAGGGGTAGATGGGTTACCATTTCCGGACATATAGGAGTTTCCGATATCTTTAGCGCCAATAAGTGAGTAGATTGAGGAGTTGTAGTTTGACGCACCACCACCGTTTTCGGTAAAGAATGAGAAGATTGAATCACCACCAGTAATGATACCTGTAGCAGCAGCAATGTTTCCTTGTCCTGAACCTGAATTATCAAAATAAAGAACCTGAGCCAAAGAAGACTGCCCTACAGCGTCTCGGGTCCAGTCGTTAGGAAGTCCTGTAAATCCTGAGGTAGGGATAAAGCTATAGCTACCGGTAGCGGTACCTGTTAAAGTGGAGCTAAGGCTTACCAAGTTACCCTGAATGTTGGTGATGTATGTTCCTGCTTGAATACCTGAACCAGTTACAAACATACCAATACCAAGACCGGTTACACCCGCGATGTTGATAGTACCCGTGTCGTTAACAGTAAAGAAAGCGTTACCTGAAGTTCCTGATACCGATGAACGGCTTACGGCTAACGATGCGGCCGAGTAATTGCTGTAAGCAAGGTATGAAGGGTTTAGGATAACGTCAATACGGTATGAACCGTTTGTCTGAACTCCAATAGACTGAAGGTTTAACGCCATGCGGTTAATAAGTTCACGAATACCAAAGTTTCTAGCGATTGCGTTGTCCACAGAAGGTGCTGGGCGAATAGCTAGAAGTGGACGAGTAATACCGGCGTTAATGGTCTGGTACTTAGTCATACCTCCTGTAAAGATTGGAAGTAAGTCTGTTTGGAAACCTCCATCCATAACCACTGAGGATCCCCAGTGTTGGATGATAGGCGCACAAGTTTGGGTCATAGGCTGAAGAGCTACCTGGGCAGAACCACCAACGCCTGTAATAGATGAGTCTGGGGTAAAGATAACAGAAGTATTTGTTCCAGCTTTAAATGAAAAAGGCTGATCTGGATAAATTAAAGTAATAGATTGTCTACGTCCTGTAAGTGTAATTGGGTACCCAAGCGCTGCCGAGTTATACGCACCAATACTGCTGTATTGAGCAAGTTCAATATTAGTATCATCTTTAATTGATATGTAGCCTGAAGGTGGCCAGTTGGTTACGTTGTCTGCATAAATTAATAAATCATTTGGGTTTAACTGAGAACCGCTGGTGCCTGCTGGTCCCGCAGTCATGCGAGAGAAAGTAATTGGCGCGTTATCTACTTCGTAACGAGCGGGCAAGTTACCGGACTTCTGGTAAGCCAACTGGTTAACGTTAGAGTTAACAATACGATGGATATAAATAATTGTACCGCGTGGCCCACGAACACCAAAACGAATTGTTCCAGCACCGTACCATGAGTAATCAATGTAGATCATCTGCATTTTTTTAACATCTATTGAGTATCCAGAAGGACCGGTACCGTCACATTTATCAATATTCCAAGAAGACTGTGCGTACTGGATATTTTGAGTTACTGTTGCGCGTTGACCTGCAGAAGTAAGTCCTTTAAAAGCAGGGGCAACATAAAGCTGAGTATCTGAAGAAATAGCTGTAATAAGGTAAGAAGACCCCTTAATAACAATCTTGTTACCAACAGTAAGTTGCTTACGGAACTGAGTTCCTGTACCTGTTACTAGTGGTGAGTTTTGTGTTAAGTTAACGCGGCCAGATAAGACTTTTTCTGAGTGGCGGCGATTAACTGCAAGTATTGCGCCGTTGTATGAAAAGTAAAAACCGTTCTGCTCATCAAACATTCCTGCACGAGTTTCTGCGCCAACCCAAGCTGAACAATGGGCGTAAGAACTCTGCCCATTTGGGGTAAGGTCAATTGTAGGAAGGTTTTGTGTAAGGGTAACGTTGTACGTAAATACGTTTGAGTTTAAAACAGAAGCTACTACAAAAGTACCGTTATAAGGATTGTATTGAGCAGTATTATTTACCTGAATATTTTCCATAAATACGGTAGCGCCAGGCTGCATACCGTGGTCTTCCATAGTAGTAACTGTTACTACTGCGGTCTGACCTAAAACACCGGTACTTGCAGAAATAGCGTCAAGGTTAAATGTTGGTGTTAACTTTGCTCCAGTAGAAAACTGCATACCCTTACCTGCTTGGTAACGGAAATAACGACGAGTTTGACGAATAGTTTGAAGTCCGGGAACGTTGTTGTATGTAGTGATGGCAACACCGGCATCATATGGTCGGTGAATTACGTATCCATCTGATTTAGCAATAATACGACCTGTTCCACCTGCGTTAGAAACAGACGGTAAGTATCTAGTTGCTAAAAATACAAGCTGATTCATATTAGGAACTGTGTGGATAATAAAATCTCCATCAAAGCTGTTTGTACCAGCAATAGTGAGAGATTGCCCTGGAAGCATACCGTGTGGGTATTTAAATGTTAAAGTAATGTTTGAGGGAGAAGCTCCGTCTGTAGAAACTGTCCAAGTTGAGTCTAAAGTGTTTGGTACGTTTGCAATCGACCCAAGACCAGCATAGTTACCGCCAGGAATATGGGAACCGTCATAAACGTCTCCACCATAAACTGTACTAAGGCCCTGATAGATCTGTTCACCAAGTACAACGCCGCGTGCGCGGTATGTAAATTGAAATACGTTTGGTGCGGAAGTAATAAGAAAAGTTCCTTCTACACGATAATTTAAAGTTTCTTGAACGTTTACAATGTTACCTAAAACAAAACCGTGTGGAAGAGATGAGGTTACTGTAATCAAAGAACGTGGGGAGTCTCCATCACCTGAGATAGAAGTTGCTGTGATAGCGTTACCGCCATTAGGCTTAGGAAAATATGATGGGTAATTATTTACAAGGAAAACTGTTTCCCATTTAGACGGTTGAATTGAGTATTCAAAGTCGGTATCAATCAAAGATTGTGGAGTTGATACGCGCTGCTTTTGAGCCGCATCAGTAAATGTTTCTTCAGGGGTAAATGTTTGAGAAAACTCATCAATATAGATTTGAATTTTATCTGTAGAAAGATTGGTTGTTCCAGAAAATGAAGAAGGGTTTAAAACAATCTGTGTATTAATAAGGCCATCTCCAACATCAATTCTAGTTACAGAAGTTAAAGTTTTTGTTGGATCTGAAAAGTTGTAATAAATTATTCCGCGGGTTGTATTTGTAATGAGCATTATACGCTCTTGAGGAACCCATCGACGAATTGTTAGGGTGTAGGTGTTTGGGTTGAATGAGTAATCCAACTCCAATAATACGTTTCTTGACACTTAACGTCCTTCCTAGATTAACGTAATCGGTGAAATAGTAGTTTGAGCAACAGTTGATGTTAGGAACTGCTTGTTGAAATAAAAGTTAGTTCCAAGAAACGCATCATCAATTACTTTTCTGTTTAGATTTGAATCACCGGGAGTTCCAGCAGGGCCTGTGGCTCCAACTGAACCCGTAGCTCCTGTAGCGCCTGTAGCTCCAGTTGTTGATGTTCCAGTTGCTCCAGTTGCTCCTGTAGCTCCTGTAGCTCCAGCTGTACCTGAAGCATATGATAGCGCATTCCAACCGGAAGTGCCGTTACCAATCTTAAATTTGTTTGTGTCGGATTCTAGCCCAAGCTCACCGGATGCAAGAATTGTGTTAGCTGCGGTCCATTGAGAGGCTGTACCACGTCTAAACTGAAATTGAACTGCCATCAGCTAACTCCTCCAAGATCTACTGCTGTGATTCCACCATAAGTACTAGTTGGAGATCCGCCGTCTAAGTTGACAATACTATACCCTTGAGCACCAGTTGCGCCGGTTGAACCCGTCGCTCCTGTTGGGCCCGCAACAGTAGAGTTTGCTCCAGTCGCACCTGTTGAGCCAGTTGAGCCAGTTGCGCCTGCATTACCTGTTGGTCCCGCAATAGTTGATGCCGCACCAGTTGGTCCAGTAGAACCTGTGCTACCTGTTGGTCCTGCAACAGTGGATGCTGCTCCGGTAGAGCCTGTTGCACCTGTTGCACCTGTTGCACCTGTTGGTCCAACAATTTTTCCAACATTTTGCCAAGTAGAGCCATTCCAAACATAAAGATTACCATCAGCTGAAACTATGTATGCATTGTTAACGCTGTTACCTACTGCAGGTAAGTTTCCAACTGTTGCAACAGTTCCAATAAAATTAATACTTATTCCCTGTGAACCAGTGGCTCCTGTTGCACCCGTAGAACCTGTTGGACCAGTGCCACCTTGTGGACCAGCAACAGTTGAATTTGCACCTGTTGGACCAGTTGGGCCCGCAATATTAGACGCCGCTCCAGTTGCACCTGTGGCTCCAGTAGAACCTGTTGCACCTGTATAACCAGTTGGCCCCGTTGGTCCGGTAGCACCTGTTGGTCCAGGAGTAGTTGATACGGCTCCAGTAGAACCTGTAGGTCCAGTAATACTTTGTCCGGTTGCGCCTGTAGATCCAGTAGATCCGGTTGGTCCTGTAATTCCTTGTGGGCCAGTAGGACCAACGATAGAGCCTACGTTATCCCAAGTAGCGCCTTCCCAAACATAAAGATCTCTACCAATAATGTATGCATCATTTATTGTTTGACCTGTTATATTTTGAAGAGAACCTACCGTTGACAGCATTCCTCGGTATTTAATTGAAATACCTTGGGGACCAGTTGGGCCCGCACTACCTGTAGGCCCAACAACCGTGCTGGCAGCACCTGTTGCTCCTGTAGGTCCGGCCACACCTGTTGGTCCAATTTGACCTTGCCCACCAGTGGCACCTGTAGGTCCAGTATTTCCTTGTAAACCTTGCGTTCCTTGTGATCCAGTTGGGCCAGTTGCACCCCAAGGACCTTGTGGACCAGTTACGCCTTGTGGGCCAGTATCGCCCTTAGAGCCTGTAGGCCCCGTATTTCCTTGTGGTCCAGATACACCTGTAGCTCCCGAAGGTCCCGTTGCTCCTTGAATTCCTTGCCCACCCGTAGGTCCGGAGGGACCGGTAACACCTTGTAAACCTGTTGTACCAGTAGACCCCGTAGGACCGGCAGGACCTTGAGTACCTGTTGCTCCAAGTGGTCCAATAGCACCAGTAGCACCAGTAGAGCCCGTAGCGCCTGCTGAACCAGTATCACCTTTAGCTCCGGTAGAACCTGTTGGTCCTTGTTGACCTGTAGCACCAGTTGCACCCTGCGAACCAGTAGGTCCGGCAACAGTAGAGGCGGCTCCCGTTGGTCCAGTAGCGCCAATGTTTCCTTGAATACCTGTTGGACCAGTGTTACCTGTAGGACCAGCATTACCTTGCGGACCTGTTGCTCCAGAAGGACCTGTAGAACCTGTGCTGCCTGTAGCTCCAGTTGCACCAACACCGGTAGGGCCAGTAGCTCCGCGAGTACCTGTGGGTCCTGTGGGGCCTAAAGGACCTTGAGGTCCAGTAGGACCTGTGGCCCCACTAGAGTTATTTATTCCAAGAAGATAGACTGCGGGATCATTACTTGCATCATCCGGCATTCCTATAAGATTTGGTGTATTTGGCATTAATATCCTTGGGGAATAGTTATTTGTGCTCTTGTAAAGAACTTGCCCGCAACAAAGGTCTTAACTTTTTGGTTCGTATTGTTAGTAAGTTGTAAGTCCCAATAAGCGGTATGTGGTAATCCTGTAGTAACTGAGCCTGCCAAGTATAACGTTAGGGTGTCTAGGATACCTCCCGTAACGGATGCAGACTTTGTAATTGTAAAGTTACCAAGTAATAGTGGACCTACTTGATTTCCAGGCACTTGTGGATATAAACGCAATTGCGCTGCTGGAGTATAAGTAGTGAGGTCAACATCAAACTTAAAGGTTGCGTAAAAATCATCTCCGGCCATAACAAAAAGATCTTTAGGCTCTGCTGGTCCTGGAGGTGTTGTATCACCATAAGTAGGCATAGGAAGGTATACACGAACCGGAATAGAACCGTCATCAATTTCTTGAGGGCGATAAACAGGCACATAACGATTAGTACGTCGACTAATTCTACGTAGGGTCTGCACTTCAATTCTAAACATGCCAACACCAAGCATTGAGCAGAGCTCTTTATATTGTTCTTTTCTGCTTTGTACCGTTTCCATTAGCTGGCGATAACGTTCGGATCGAGGAATACTTACACCATCGGGGGAAATAATATCAATGTCAAATGCCGCATCTGTGGCAAGGGTGTATAGGGCCATAGAAACAGCAAGAACTACCAGAGGATATTCCTCTACAAATGGCATACTAGCTAAAATATATAAGCTTCCATTGCTATCTGTGGATGTATGGGCATGCTCATAAAAAGCTTGACTAACGTAATATTGAATTTCAGTGTCTGTAAAGTACCTATATGCAACGCCGGACACGGTGATAACGGCATTGTTAGGTGGAATACTGGTTAACTCAAATAGACCATTAACTTCCTCTACAGAAGTTGTTGAAGACTGGTCAGAACCATTTACAGTAACTCTTAGGCTTCTTCCATTTACCGGGGCATAGGAAAGTTGAAATCTTTTAGTAACCCCATCACCGGTAAATGTTTCGGTAAATGATTTTCCTAAGTCGCCGATCTCAGCTCTAAGCCGGTTAGAAAGAACTTGAATCGTTGCCACTAAATCCTCCAGATAGCTATGGGCTTATCATCCTGCAATAGCGCAAGATAGTCTGCCTAAATTAAAGGGCCCAACCCCGACAAGAGGGCAGTCGTCGGAGTTGGGCGATCTAGATGTGCAGCAGGTTATAGACGTTCGTACAAATATCCCTTTTCCTGCAAATGTGCTGCTACGTGCTTTGCAACTTTGTACTTCTGTCCGGCTTTAAAGGAAAAATGATTTCCCGCGCCGATTGTTACGAAATCTAGGTCTTCTGCAACACGGATGATAGCGGTGTCTCCTGCAAGATCTACTCCCAGGTCCTCTACTTCATCAATCACTGTTGCTTTGCCCTCAACGGTTAAGTCAAGAACTTCTGTGTCTAGTTTTGCCTGTGCTTCCATAGAAGCCATTGACATTTCTGAGGCGCGTTTTTGAATTTCTTCTACGTTAGCTTTAATTTGCTCTTCGCGTTGACGGCCTGTTACATCTGTTACTTTTGCTTTTGCCACGATTATTATTCTCCTTGGATTGTTTGTGTTGGGAGGCTGGGTTTTAAAGTCCAGCCTCCCCTTACTTAAATTAGTTGGTTTCTGCGATCAATACAGACTGGTCAGTAATAAGACCAAGACCGTAGATAGCGTACCATGCAAGCGCATGCTCACGACCAAAGTCAAGAATACCGCCATCGCGGAGCTCGACTGGAAGAGAGATAGCGTGACCAAATGCGTTATCGCCAATAAAGATAGCTGAGTAACGATCCTTGTTACCATCACCAGTCTTTGTGACAGGAGATGTGTATCCTCCGCCAGTTGGGTAAACGATTGATGATGTAGCTACATTAGTATCTGTGGTGTAGCCTGAACCAGCACCGTTAGTTACCTTCTGTACTTGTGTTGTTTCAATGAATACTGTGTCGTATAGACGACCAATTTCACCGAGCATAAAGTTACCTGGAGCTGCGTACTTTGTAACTTCGATGAATTCTGCGTTGTCACGAAGACGACGAGACTGGTGGGGGTGAACAAAAGCAACATAGGTCTCACCTAGGCGAGGAATGTTCTTGGTTGCTAGTGTCTCAACTGCATCCTTAACGGTTGCTGTTGTTAGGTATGAAGAACCTGTAAGTGATGCACGAGATGTTGCTGCAGTTCCGTTGTCGTACCATGAGTTAGTTCCTGATACACCTGTACGGTCATAACCGTAAAGGACAGAAGAAGCTGCCATAAGTGTGTCGCGAGCCTGACCGTCAAGGTAAAGGGCCATGTTACGTCCAAGAAGACGTGAAGCTGATGCCATAACGTCATCGAATGATGCGTTAAGTAGGAGCTCTGATACTGCAATTGCGTATCCGTGCTCAGCAACAGTGATTGAGAACTGCTGTGCTGTCAATGCGTTTGTTGACATACGGACACCTTCAACGAGTGAAGATGCAAATCCGAGGTTGTTATAACGCATGAAGTTGATCTGTAGACCAGGTGCAACTCCTAGTTCTGTCTTCTTAACAGCGAACTGTTCGAAGCGTAGAATTGGCATTGACTGGAATAGAATTTCCTTAGACCAGATGGTCTGAATTGCTTGTGTAAGCTGGCTGTTAGCGCCAGAATACGCTGTTGGGGCAGCGGCTAGATTGCCGGTACCTGTTACGGCTGATGCCATGTCGGTTTTACTCCTTAGTTAATTAATTAATTGAAGTTGAATTGCTTTTTATTACCCGAAGATTCCCTTGCCATTCGCACCTACATTTGGAAGTAGCTTTGAACGGTATTTTGCATAGTCAGCAACCGACATAGCGGCAATTTGGTCCGCTGTAAACTGTTGTTGATCCGAGTTATTTTCCAGGGTTGGGGGCAAAGTAGTTCTTGTCCCCGTCATCTCTCTACGTAAGCTCTGGGTAGCAGCTTGCGCTGAATCAAGGATACGAGAGGATCGCTCCTTGAGCCCTGAAATGCTGGCTTCAATCTCATCTTGGTTGTTACCAGTAATAAGATCAAGCAATTCAGGAAGAATATTGTCTTGCTCTTGTTGGAGTCGTGCTGTGCGGTATTCAGTAATTTCTGAATACTGACGTTCACGATCTAAGAGTAGGAATGCCTTTTCGCGTTCTGCGCGTTCGGCACTTAATTTCTCCGCCCATTCTTTTTCCTTAGTTTCAAGGAGTTGGCGGACATCCATCTCAGCTTCTGCCTTTTTACGGTTTTCAGCTTCTTGCTCGGCTTTAGATAACTCTGCTAAAGCGAGTCGTTCTTCACGGTCTTTCTTAAGAAGATTTACTTCTTCTTTGAGCGAATCAATAGTAGGGTAGAGCTTAGATTTCTCTTGCTCACGCGCCTTCTGTAGATCCATCTCAGTGTAAGATTTATTAGACTGTGTTTGAATGGGTGTAACGTTTTGTGTGTTTTCAACTACTGTATTAACTTCAGCTTGAAAAGCTTCCATAGCTACAGGAGAATCAACAACAGAGGTTTCTTCTGACATAATTGTTCCTTAGGTGTAAGAGGTCGTTGTCCGAATTAGTGCCACGATGACCTGCGGATTGATTTAGGTGGTGTATAGCGTCGCAAATACAGGGGTTTTTGTCAGGCTAAACTACTTATTAGCCATTACCAGGGTATTTGTTCTCTTCCGTATCTACCCCTCGGTTTTTTGGAATCATTGTTCCATAGGCCTTGGTTACTAGCTCGGAAGTCATTTCGTCAATGGTTGCGGCCTCAAAAGGAGTCACGACTCCTGGTTGACCTGAAGGTCCTGGGCCCGTACCATCACCAGGCGCTGCGCCTGGAGGCATCTCTCCGCCATCCTGTGGAAGGATTCCGGTTAAGGATGCAATTGCTGCATTGATCTGTGATTTAAGTAAGCTAATGGCGCCGTCTGACTTAGCGTCTTCTATTAGCTCTATACGAATTTCTTCAAGCTTCTCTGCAGGGAATTCTTCACCGAGAGTACGAAGAGCGCCCTTACGGCTTTCAAGATTAAGCTGCATCTTGCTTTGAATTTCATTGAGAACAATGAGCTTATCAAGAGGTAGGGGTTGGGGGAAATGAACAACAGATTGATAAGTTTGCGGATCATTGGGATCTAGCTGAGTAAGCTGGTCTTGTGTTATTGGACCATTAAACATTGGGTTGTAAACAAACATTTCTGGTTCTTTTAGACCAATGGTCATAAGAACTAGCTCATTAATTCTACGAAGGCCTTCTGAGTACTGAACTAGCTTTTGCTGATAACGATTCATCAAAGGTTGGAATTGGATTGCAAGAGCTGTTCCAGATGTATTTGAAATAGGTTGAATCTGTCCTAAAGCTGTTTCTGGGATACCTATCATCTCGTGCATAGATCGCTTCACTGTTTCTAGATATTGCATAGCGCCGGTAAGTCCTGCACCGCCACCTTCTAGATTAAAGACTTGGGCGTCTTTAGGAAGACCGCCCCAGACCTTTTTAGGTCCCTTTTCTAGGGACGAGGCCTTAGCGCCGGTAATTACTGTAACGGGCGCCGCATGGTAGTTAATGATGTCTGCTATGTCGGTAGCTACTTCGTTATATTGACGGTTAAGCACAATTACGTCGTGACAATCAGAAAGACCCCATGGGGAGCCTGAAATTCTTACATTTGGTATATGAATGATTGGTACTAACCCGATTGGGTTTGGTCGAGAGTCAATGAGCTCATCGTTAATATATTCTTCGATTCGTTCATCTGTGAGGATTTCGGTATATGTATATACCTGACGAGTGCCCTCTAGGGAGGTTCCCCAGAAACGATACTTTAGCTTAAACCGGATAAGGCGTGAGCGATCGTGGGGGTGAAACTCTGGAAAACAAAAAGATGCGTTTAGTGGAAGGATTCTAACCTTACCGGGATGTTTACGACCAACAGGATCTACAAAAGGTTCTTCATAAGCGACTTTAACAAAACAGTCGCCAGAGACTCCGCCTTGTTGACCCATCTCCCAAAGGACTCCGCCCTTGTCATTATCAATTTCCCAAACACGTTTTAAGATATCTGGGACAATAGCCTCAGTTGCGTGTGGGCTACGAAATGAAGCTCCGCGGCCAAAAGTAAAGTTAATTAAATAATCTGAAAATGCGCGATAATAGTTGTATACCATTTGCGCTTCGCCAACTTCACGGCGATAAGGCCAGTGGTGGCCTAGGTACATAGCCCAATTAAGTGAGTATCTGTTTAGTCTAGGGCCGTGTACTTCAAACTCTTCATCGGCAAGTTCTACTAACCCAAGTGGAGAGATAGAAATAGTTAGGTCAGATGACGCGGCTCTATACGACGGTGGGCTAAAGTCAATACTCATATTAGATTAAACCCGCCCTTTTCTTATCTCGTTTTACTTTTGAAATTTTTGCTTTTTTCTTTGTATCTTCACGAGCTTTTTGATCTCGCATCTTGAGTGGCACTTGAGATTTAGACTCAACGTATTGTCCACCTTGTCTTGCGTATTCTTTTGATACCCACGTATTAATTGGAAAACTTGTTTTTGCATTAGGATTTTTAATTGGATACTTAGCCTTAGCTTGACGCATAAGGTTATTCCAAAGCTGTTCGTTCATTGGAACTTTATCAGCCACTTAATCTCCTAATAAGAAAAGGGTGCCCGGTCTCGGAGAAGGGGTACAAGACCGGGTACCGCCTTAGTGTATCTTATTTAGTCGTTAACTCGCGCTGGGTTAGAGCGCTGATAACGTGAACCGTTACGGCTGACTTCGTCAAATGAAGCTTCTGCATAATCTGAAAAGTTTCCTGCTTCATATTCAGAGATATATGTAGGTGCTTCTACCCATGCAGCTGAACCTACGTGAGCACGCTCGCCCATAGTTTCTTCTGCTGACTTTGTATGAACTGCCAAGTTGTGGTTTGGACGACTTGGAGCTACATCGTAGCCTTGGTTAATTCCTGTTTGGAATTCATTTGGAACGTCTGTGTCTGTTGCTACGCCTTCTTCAAAGCGAAGTGGTCCACGAAGACCTGGTGTTGCAGGGGACATCTTGCGTTCGTAGGTAGCGCCTACTCGCTCAGGTGATCCTGGGATTGGTGCAATTGCCATGTGTTTTCTCCTATAGTGTTGAGATGAGGGCCTCAGGTGTAATTCTGAACCTATTCGATGTATTTTTTGTGCTAAACGCGGTTTATTTAAAGAACGGAGAAGAGCTAACTTCTACAGTAGGCATAACTAGCTCTTGGGTTAAGGCACATGCTAATGATAAGGAGTCTACAAAGTCATCGTGTGCGTGGGCCTCGTCAGGGGCAGCAACTAAAAAGTTAGGGCCTTTATAGTGAACTTCGGCATCCGTCATCTGTTGATAGAACCGTTTCCAAGTTCTTAGGCGTCTGGTCTTGGCATGAGCCGGCCAGGATATAAGTTGACGTTGAATTAGGGCTTGGAGATGTTTCCAACGTTTTGATTGTTCTGTGGGGCTAGAGGTAAGGGAGATTACCTCGGCTCTAGGCAGTAGCATTTTTAATCTTTGGGCTACAGCATCACCAACGCCATTAGCATCAATGGCTACAGCGTAGACGTCATAGTTACCTAAAAAGTTTACTATTTGAAAATACTGTTCTTCCCAATCATCGCCTTGAATTTCAAGCCAATTTAATATTCTGTGGTCGTAATAACCAAATTCGTCCGGCCTATCCCAGTCCACCCATACAACAGTTACTATTGTTGAGTCCATCTTTCGTGCCGGGTCAATGCCGACCACGACTGGCGAGACGTGGTAGCTTTTTTGAATTTCCTGGCTCGTATCTCCGAGGTCGTCCATAATTGAGGATGTGATGAACATTCCTCTCTCCAACAACCACTTACAGTTGTATGAAAGTTGAAACTCATCCGACTCTTCACCAACTCGGAGCATTTCTTTACGAATGAATTTTTCGTAGTTTGGGTTGAATTTTGCAACATCTTTCCAATCCCATTGAAAATGATTCTGTTTTCCATTTCTACCTACTTGTCGTCTTTTGTTTAGTTGGATGGCCCTATAAAAGTTATTTTTATGTGTAGTTGGCGTACCAGTCTTAACCATAGTAGCGTTGTAGTACGCACCCATAGGAGCAATAGACTTAGACACAATAAAATCGTCAGCTTCTTGACACTCATCAATAATCATCAAATGAAATGACTTAGACTCAATTTTAGCTCTAGGGTTAGCTGTCATCATCATTAGGCTAGAGCCAGAATGCTTTAGCTTAATATTTCTAGTTACTCCCGGAGATTTTGCGGTAATGTCATCAATTTCAGGATCCCCAAGGATTTCTAGGGCATGTTCGCTAGTAAGCCTAGATACAGTTCTTGAGTATAGTGTTTCTGCCTGTGCTTGAACCGGAGCAAACATTCCTACCCAAATACCATCTTGAAACTTGCTAAGTAGGTCTGGATACATTTTTGCTAGGCGAGGGAGGATAACCATGAGTGTTGCTACGGTATCTGCTACGGTTTCAGATTTACCGGACTGACGTGAAGCTAAGGCCGTTATTTCTTCACCATCGTTAATTAATACAGACTCAATGATACGTCGTGCTAAAGGTTTTTGATATGGGTGCAGATCGTGACCGACTAGCATTTTCATAAAAGACATGATCTTTTCTACAAGTGATGCAACGAATTCTCTAGAAAGCTCATCCATTTCGTCATCTTGGTTCTCAAGATCTTCTTCGTGTAGGGGAGTAAAACCGTCAGGATCGTCATCGCCATCATCAATAGCAAGATTTTCGTCTTCTTCTTCATCGTCATCCTCACCATATTCTAAGATTGATTCAAGATCAAATTCTTCAGGTTCACCCTGTTCAAGGTCATTAAATTCAAAGTCATCACGCATCAGTTCTCCTCTTTACGGTCTCAAGTGCCTCATATAAGACCTCGGCAGCCAGGATGGCTTCATTCAAGTAGAACTGATCTTGTTTCTTTTGCCAAGCAGATAAATTTCTAGCTATGTCATAAATAGAGCTTTCGGCCCAAGCTACTATATCTCGGTCCGGTAGTAGTTGAATACGCTTCTGAACACGAGAAACTTCACGTTTTACTGATTTACGCTTCTTGAACCGTAGATTCATTTTTTGCCCCATATCTTATGTAGTCCCAGTCTACCTCGTTTGTAGTTAAGCCGCGACCGTTGACGGCATAAGTTAAAGCTTGACTCTCATCAAAGTGTGTATCCTTCCACCTACCAATTACTAAGCCTAACCTTGTAAAAGGAAGCCGTATAGCTATTCCCCGTCCTTTACGAAAAGGTCGTTCAATTTCTTGACTTTCAGCTTTTTCAAAAAATTCTTTTGGTTTTAAGCCATAAACTATAGTGTGCCAGTAGGTATACCCAATATCGTGTGTCCGTGCCATTACTTCCCTTTATTTAAATATTTAGCAATTTGTGATGTTCTGTAGGCTCTGGCTGCGTAGGCTTGTAGTAACGGTGGAATATTCTCAGTACTTGCATAACCTCTAGGCTTTGGATCTAGCACATCTCGGATATATTCCCATTTTGAGATGGTGTCTCTAAATCCAGTCCAATCGTCTCGGTCTACATCGTAATAATTATAAATAACGCCAGTACTAAACACTATAGTTAACATAGATCGTTTTTCATCAAAAGCTGCCGCAAAGGTTCTAGGCCTATCGATCTTTCCAGTAGTTGTAGGCGCTTGAATATCTTGACCCGAGAAGTCTACTGGCCCATGTAAGCTTGCATCATCAGGTTCAAGGATGTCTGCACCGTCACCATAGTACTGGCGGGTATCGTAACGTTCTTCAACTTGATTGGTTACATATCCGTCTTGAGTTGTCCCAAAAATATCTGCCACCTCGTTGTAAGAGGCCCTTTGTTTTCTAATTGTATTTTGTACTTCTTGGGCAAGAATTGCGTCTACTTGTTGCCCGTCATTAGAAGAAAACCTATTTAAAGCGTGACGAGCTAATCGCCCAGCCCTATCAGCTCTTGAATCCGCCATTGATTAATCTCCGCAAGTATGTGTTTCTAATTGGGCTTCCGATACAATAACGCTACAATCATTACAGCTAAACCAGCGGGTTGGTTTAAAGTTGTTTTGAGCCGTGCTACCTAAAGGAAGATCTTCGCCGCCACTATCTGATTGACGGTCGTAATCGTAAGTTATTCTAGTTTCCGCTAGTATCTCCGGAGGGAACGGTCCCCTCGGGGACGTCACTTTGCTTGGCACTGGGTGTGCTTGCTTTGTCTGGATTCTTTCCACTCGCATTTTTTAACTCGTCTTTCTTAACTGTAGTTACATCAATAGACGATACATTCTTAGGCAAAGGCTTATCTTTGTAAATCCAAGGAAGATGTTCTTTGCAAACTAGCTGATCTTTGGCGCTTGCGTTTACAATACTAAAATCTGCAGGGGTGTTACAAGCATCACATTTTACTTCACCAGACATGGTTTGTTCCTTTCAAAGAAGTATAAGTTTACACCCTAGTAGCGGTTGCAGACCCCCTGTAACTACTGCTAGGGTTTATGTATGGCTCAGGCAACTGGGCCATCACGCATCTATGTAACGAAAAGGATTGCAACCGAATTCGGTAGAAATAGGCCGAATTGCTACTCTATAAGTGACAGTTATAGAATGGTCAGGATTGGTCCTCTAGCCTAGGAGATAGTGTGAATTTTAATGGAAAACGTAAAGTAAGTATATTAGCTTTAACGGTTCTACTTCCTTTAAGCCAATCGGCTTTAGCGGCAGAACCTGCTGGACCCACAAATGACGGGTCTACAGTAACTACACAAGTAAAGACAGGCTTAGACCAATATCGGGGAGCGACAAGCCTCTCAGATACCCAACTGGTGGATCTACTTAAACTAGTAGGTTTTTCAGGAAAGTCTCTAAGAACAGCCTGGGCAGTGGTTATGAAAGAATCACACGGCCACCCCCTATCCCATAATGGAAACGCATCAACTGGCGACGACTCTTATGGTCTTTTTCAAATTAACATGCGAGGAAGCCTAGGATCAGAACGAAGAGCAAAGTTTGGCATCTCTAAAGATGCTGATCTACTCGACCCAGTTACGAATGCTCAAGCCGCATACTATATGACTTCAGGTGGAGACAACTTTGGATCATGGGGTTTAGGCCCTAATGCATACGATGGATCTGCATCAGAACCAGCTGTAGCGATCTGGTTATCTAAATTTCCCGGATAATTAACAAAGCAAAAAGCCCCCAGTTATTAGCTGGGGGCTTTTTGTTTGTGTTGAGATTATGAAGCTGCGTAAGGTGTAACTGTGATTGTTGTACCAAGTGCAATTGATGCCGCACCTGCTGCAACAGATTGAGTTTTGATTGTGCTAAATCGTGCTGGAACCTTGACGGTACCTGTATCGAAGCCTCCGCCAATGTTGCCAGTTGTTTTAGCATATGAGAAATTGTTTTGCGAGAAGTTAGACGAGATAATTGGAACAAGTGTTGCGTTAAGAAGTCCTGTATTTGTAACAGCGGTAACTGTAACAAGGTCACCAATTGCAAAGCCGTGGGCTGCCGCAGTGGTAATTGTGATAACGTTTTGGTAATATGAAAACGAGCTAA